GGCGGTAGCTCTGTAGCGAAGCCAATAACTCCACCACAAGCTCCAAAACCAACAAAGCCGACAGCACCAAATAAACCAGTCCAGTATGTTGAGAGTGGTACGGGCGAGACTACGCAAAGCAAACCTAGTGTTATGGGCGCGGCTGACGCCAGCGGCTCATCATACATGGGCGCTACAGGTTCGGGTGCGCGAATGGGCGCTGACAAGTCTACAGCGGCATTTGTTCCCGGCGCTCAGAGCGAGGGTGGCGGCGCTGAAGTTCTTGAAGCTGTAATTGGCTCTGACCCTAGTGCGGTTTTCCGAGGACAGGACGTATTCAATCAAGACAGACGTGCGTTTTTGCAAGGTGAATACGCCGAGACCGCAGAAGTTCCCGGCCTAGACGCATCAGTTGAGATGCAACAAGGCGTTCCTGATATTGCTGGCGGAGACCCCGGTGTTGGCAAGCAAGCATTTGGCAATAGAGTTTTGTCAGGTGGAGAGGGTCAAGTTATGGTAAACGAGGCCACAGGCAGTAATGCGGTAAACACTGCCATACCTGCCGAGCAAGCGCCATCAGACCTTCAGAAAGACCCGAACTACATGCCGCCTGCACCGGGCAAAGCAAACATCATAGACGCTCAATACCAAGTTCCTTTCTTGGGTGGGTTTGGTTTCAGACCCGGAGCGCAGGCTGTTGCTAGAGGAGCTATTTCAAGGGGTCTGATGAGACCGCGCGGAGGCTTTGGCAGAAGGTTCTTCGGTACTGGCTTTTAATAGGGGGTCAGCATGGCATATGGTGACGCGACAGCTACGGCAGTCGGAAGTTTCTTCGATGATAAAAAGACTAAGGCCACTTTTGATTTCTTAGGCGGTCTCTATGACATCGGAGATAGCTACTTCCAAAACAGAAAAGACCAGAAGGTAGCTGAAGACCAACTACGTCTACAGCAACAACTGGGTAATGCACAGATGCAACTCGCGGCAGACAACGCCGCAGAGCAAGCGCAGTTGCGCCAACGTATCCTAGACCGTGCGGCAGAACTTGATAAACAGTTAAAAGGCGCGGCGGCAAAGCTGGGTCCGAGAGTTCAAGTTAGTGCTACGGATGTTGCTAACAACTATGCTACGTTCCGTGACCAGATAATGAATGACTATCAGAAGACCATCAACAATATCGCGTCTAAAGGCTTTGCCGACCAGATTGCGCGAGGCATGGATGCGTCTACACAGATGGATGATAGGCAAGCAGAACTAGCTCGCAAGGCGGCGGCTGAACTGCCAAAGCTAGACCAGTCTGCTTTCGACGCGGCAATCAGACGTAGCCAAGACTATGCCACCTCTCTCAATTCCCAGCGTCAGGGCGTGTTCGATGAACTAGCTAACGTCTACGGAAGCGCGGCGAACTATGAGAAAGGGCTTATCACAGGCACAGACATGAGCTATCTAAACACAGCCTATGGCAACCAAGCCAATACTGCCGCTGATGCCAGCCAGCTTGCTATGGATAGCCAAGAATATATGGGCAACGCCCTCGGAAGGTTTAAGGAAAAGGTAGCTCCCAACATTGGTTATAGCTTTGGCGCAACTAACAGCTACCTAGACACCTCTCGTGACTTGAAGAAAGACCAAGCACTTGCGGCGGCAGGCCTCAAGTGGGACCCCGACACTCAGACATATACGAAGTGAGGCATTAAATGAGATTAGGCAGTGCTTTCTTCAAAGGTTACAACACCGAGATTGACAACCTGCGCCGTCGTCGTAGGGAAAACGCAGAAGACTTCCGCGACTATGTGCGTTTCAAAAAAGAGATGGGCGAAACGGCGACGGGAGAAGAGCTAACGCGGATGCGTGATAGCTTTGGCCGTGGTGATAACTACTTCACCGCTGGCCTGCCTACATCTTCAGAGCTTTTGGAAACATCTTCTCGTCTAACCGAACTCAAGGCAAACACTCAGCAGACCGAAGCACAGAACGCCTTGAAGACTGTTGAAGACCAAGACAGGGTGTTTGGCACTGTTGTTAAGCGGTTTGTGAATAGAGAAGAGAACGACCCTGACCTTGCGAAAGACATGCAAAATGCGTTTGAGCAAGCAGGTCAAGGCAACTTGTGGAACAGCATGGGCGCTAACGGAGGTTGGAAGACTGTTCATAACAAAGGCAGAAGTGATGCTCTCTCGTCATACATCACAAGCGTTGGCTTTAATAGACTGACAAGTAAAGATGCAATCCAAGCCGCCGCCCAGAAAGCGCCAGAATGGATGCGTAAGGAACTGCTTACGATAGGCGACAGTCAGATATCCCAATTTGAAGTTACGTCAAGAGACACAGCGATGAAGGCTGTCGAAGGCAACATGGCCGACATCATCGAGCGAGCTATGGGCGACAAAGCGGCCGCTGAAAAGCTCGCCGTAGACCAGTTGGTCTCCACATCCAATGGCCTCGCTACCGAAGCAGACAAGGCAAAAATTAGAAATTTGATTAACTCTATGTTTGATGTCACCGCTTCTGGCACTATCGGCAAAGCCATCTCTGGACTTACAGCCACAGACACAGAGCTTCTCGCCGCAGTTGGAGATGATGAGGAGTTAGACCGTATCGCTAGGAAATACCTAGACGCGACTGGCTACAGCTATGGCCCCGAAGAGTTGGAAAGGGCGAAGAACAATCTCAGAACTCAGGTCACAGCTAAGATAGGAGCCGAGAACGAAACTCGTATCCAAGCAGGCGTCAGCCTTATTGCGTCTACGCCACAGGAAGTTTTGGATGACTTGGATACAGACCAAGAAATCGACGAATTTATTGATGGCATATTCCAAGACAGCCAAATGATACAACTAGGTCTATCTGAACAAGAGATTGCTGATTACAAAGCAAGGCTGAGACAGGCGGCACTTCCACGCATTAACAGCGCTATTGTGAGCGAAGCTGAACGTGTAACCGCCGCTATTTCGACAGCGATAAACGACCCTAAAGGAGTTCCAGCATCGTTCTTAACTGGTCGCTCAATACCAGACCGTAAGCAAGGCTACTTGGATGCAGTCAATGATGTTCGGCGTGAGCATTTGCAAGAACCTCTGAAAATGGACAGCCCAGAGTTTGATAGATTGTGGCAGAGCGCCGAAGCCAAAATTAAGAAATACTTTGGCGACAGTTACTACAGTCGTATTACTCAGATTAACTCATCTGCACAGACGACTGTAGACAACAATCTCAAGACACAGAACGACAACATTTCCAACCTAGTTGCGGCTATGGGTGGGGAGAACAGTGAAGCTCTAAAAGCTGTGGCTGGTAGAATGATGACTGAGCTTTACATTCCGCCGTCTGAGCAATCAGCCCTGATACAAACAATCAAGACGTATCTTGATACTAATGATATCGAAGCGGCTGACTTGGACGACCTCGCCCTTTTCAACAGTGTTGTAGACTATGCGTCTGCGTCTCATAGCCTGCTTCCAAAGGGGGCGGCTCTAGCCAAGAGGCAACAGGAACTACTAGACCTTGAAGACTTGGTAGACCCTGAAATGACCTTTACAGATTACCTAGATAACGCTCAAGCAGATGTAAAAATGCTGTCTATGTCTCTGATTTCCAAAATACAGAACCTACCTTTGGACACACCACCAGAGAAAGTAGACCAAATACGAAACGATTATGTCCAGAAAATCATGGGTATGGTTAATGAGTATAAAGACGACGCCAATCAGGACAGCATCAAGTATGCGCTTAGTGGATTTAACGGCCAAACCTTCACAAACCAGATGGAGAGCTTTATCATACAGATGAGTGGCCTTGCAAAAGCGTCGCAAGCAAAGGCGAAGCCCAGTTACTTTACCACCTTTAGAACTCTAAGCGGTGAGCGTGTCTTCCAAATTAACGATAAAGACAGCGAGGCGGTGTCTAGGGCGCAACAGTTTGGGATGCACCAGCCGGGAGTGTTCTACAGAATGAAGGCCAATGGCACTTACGAGATTGTGCCGCCAGAAGAAGTGGCTCAGTCTAACGCAGATGACCGTCGCGGCTCACGCACAGGCAGGTAGGGACGACTGCTGATTTTAACTTCGGTATTCTAATGTATCACATTAGGAAACTGGAGAACCGAAGTGTCTAAAAGAAGTCGCGAATATATCGCAGGGGTCATGGCCGAAACAAACCATGACCAACTAGGCGGTCAAGCTAACTCATCTGGCCTTGGCTGGGCATCTGGAATAAAGAATAAAGACCAAGCCCGTAGCGCTTTTAACAGCGCAGAAGCCATATCCGACATAATGGAATATTACTACGAGCGCGATGGCAAGACGTTTGCCAACGCTGATGAAGCTCGTGATTATTTCATCTCAGACCGTAGATACAGAGGCATGAACTCGTTTGGTCTCGGTGGTGAGATGATTGGCCTCGCTGGTGCTGAAGACCAGCAGAAGCTACGTCTAGCAAGACTTCAGACACTTTTCGATAATCTCCCAGACTTCTACGAAGAAGGCGGCGACGGCTGGAAAGGCTTTGCCGCAAATGCAGGGTACGCTCTGCTAGACCCCGTAAACCTTATTGGCTTCGGCTCTGGTGCGGCGGCCGCTAAAGCGGCGGCGGCAGGTGTGCGTGCGGCGTCTACAAAAGCCCTAACTCAAAGCGCACTTAGCGAAGTCAAGCGCGAGGCAGTAAAGAAGGGTCTAGCGGCTGGCGCATACAAGGGCGCAAGAAACGAAGCCATAGTTGGCGGAGCCGTTGAAGGCGGCTTCAATATCGGCGAGCAGAACCGCAATATGCAGATTGGCCTGCAAGACGAGTTCAGCTACTCACAGCTAGGTAAAGCAGTCGGTGTAGGCTCAATCTTTAGTGGTGCGCTAGGTGCTGGCTTCGGTCTAGCTGGTGCGGCCAATCCTTACAACATGAAGTTCGGCGTCATTCCTACAAAGGGTAAGGAAGGGTTGCTTGGCTCTGCCACAAACAAAGCATCTTCCAAAGGCTTCATGCCTGCACCTGTAAAGCAGGGGATTATGCAAGAGCAGTCAGCTATGCGTGCCGCCAACAATGAAGCTCGCATAGACCCAAGCGCGGCTATAGGCCGTGGCCTCGACACAGATGTATCAGCCCAAGAAGCCGAGATGGATGGCAAGCGTCAGCTTGCGGAGCAGATTGAGGGTATTGCGGCACGCCTTGATGAAGAGCCTACAGATACAAATGCAGGTGCGAGAGTAGATGGCAACACTGTAAAAATTACTGCTGACCCAGACAAGGTTGAGTTGAGCCAAGCCAGCCGTTTGCGGACTGCCGCAGACCAGATGATTATTCTGGAAGAAAGCGCACAGAGGTTAGAGCGCGAAGCGTCTGACCCAGAGCTTGATGCAAAAGCTCGCACAGATAAAATGGCGCAAGCTAGACGCCATCGCCAAGTGTCAAACGCTATTGAAGCATCCTTCAACAATCTGCTTGGTAACAACAAAGCCGCTAATGCTACCGAGCAAATGGATAAACTTGGTCGGCATAGCGAAGAGGCCACCAAGTTACTTGAGTTAAAGGAAACCCCAGAAGGACAGCCAACCACACGCATCACTGGGCAGGCATCTGCCGCAGACGCGAATATCCCGGTAAGAAACGCTGACGCTGAAGCAAATGCCCCACAAGAAGCAGAATTGAAAGCGCTTCAGGAACAGTACGAGCAACGCCTAGACGATGTCACAGACGAAGCAGAAGCAGAGACGCTCCGTGCAAACATCGAAGAAATAAAGAAGGCTCGTGTAAGTGGTGTTATCCCTGAGAACATCCCACTGTTGGAGCGCCCAGCGAACATAGGCAAAGACCTAGAGGCTCGTGCTGAAAGCACCAAGAGCGAAATTGCAAAAGCTAAAGCCCGTGGCACTGAAGCGCAGGCAGAGCTAAAGCAAGCAAGAGACAACTACGCAAAAGCAAAACAAGATGGCGCAGAAGAGGCGGCTCTCGCTGAGTTGCAGAAGAAAGGCGATGACGCGAAAGCACGCCTTGACACAGCCAACAGCGAGCTATCCCAACTTGGCCGTGACCTAGACGGTATAGAAACGCAAATTAAAGCCAGAAAGTCTGAGGCGGTTGCCCCTGAAGCAGAGGGCGCTCCAACACAAGATGTGGAAGCTGACCCAACAATCGGCACGTCTACGCCTGACAGCCCAGACAGAGTTCTGGAAGTTGTTGGTAATGACACGAACAGGATGGTCGATGCTCTCGTAGAGATGGGCGACGACCCCAAGGTTGCCAAACGCAAGCTCAAGAGCTTCGGAGATGGCCGCAACCCACAGACGAAGATTAAGCAAAGAGAATATTTGCGCGAGCGTGTAGAGCAGTTCGTAGCAAGAGACCACCTGTTCATGGTTCTCGACAATATGTTTGGCGGCATGGACGATGTGCAGTCTATGAACATGAAGGCTGTCGTGACTGCTATAAAGCAGACAGTCCCAGAGAACCTACAAGAACTGGCTCTTGCACATTACGACCTGTATGCAACAAACCGCAGTAAGCAACTGCTCGTCAATATGATGGCAGATGGCCTAGACGTTGCGGACGCTCTTGACGAAATAAGAATTAAGTTTGGTGACGACGCTATGACTATGGCGGCGCAGAACCTTAACCCTGCTGTTCAGAAAGCTGGCATCCCCGGCAAGAACGGCGACAACCTAGACAAGTTGCTCTCTGTACTTAGTGAAGAGAACCGCGTGTTAATCCGTGATGGCCTAATCGCGTCTACCAGAAATCTGATGGAAAAGATGGGTATGTCAGAGGCAGACGCCATAGCTATGGCGAGAGATGTTCAAGCTGAAAAAGCAGAACGAATGATTGCCGCATCTCCAGAAATCCTAACCAGAGACATTGGCATGATGTCTCGTGACCAGCAGGCTTTGACAACAGATATACTGTCACTTAAATCTCTGCGCTCTCAACTCCTAGACCTGAAGTCTAATGGTAAGATTAGAGAAAAGGCAAAGTTCGCAAGGGATGATGTGACTACATATCATGTCGATTGGGAAAACTTTACCATGCAAAAAGAAGGTCAGAAGATGCGTCTTTTCTTCGACCCTTCTGGTGAGCCTACCGCAGACGAGTTGCGTTATCTTCGGGTCAGGGCAGAGATTTCCGCTATTGGAGCCAAGCACGGGTTCACCGGTAAGTCTTTGGGCGAGATAATTGCACAACTTGAGAAGCGTGCTGAAGGCATTGGCGCAAGCATTAAGAAGGGCGCTACAGTGACCTTAGACGTGCGCCAGTTGCAGACACGAGGCACTCGTGACTTCTCCGTACATGATGAGTTCTCCAACAACGCCCCTCATATAGGCGCACAACAACGCAAAGGTCTTGGCACATACACAGTGTTTGGCAAAGAGCGAGAGGGCGGTAGCATTATTAAGCGCCCACAAGGCAGTTTGAAGGCCAGCCACCGTGGCATGAATGACGGTGGTGTCTGGCAAAGCATTAAGACTACAGATGTTAATGGTCAGGTCAGAAGACTTAGCCGCTTGATTACAGCACATAAGCAAATGGCTGATGCAAGCATAGCTCGCGCAACTAACCGCATGACCGTAGACCCAATCAAGCAGGGTCGTAACGCTGAAAAACTAGACCCACTTTTGGCAATACAAAAAGAACTGAAAAGCCTAGACGGCAAGATTCGCGCGGCCAAGAAGAAGGTCAAAGAGTTTGATGGCGTAGACCCAACTGAGGTTGAGAACAAACTTTATGCTTTAGAAAAAGAAAGGTCAGACCTGCTGGCAACGGTAGAGGAAAACCTTATTGACACTGCACTTATCAGACAAAACGAAGTCCGTGTTCGTGAGACCGTAACAGATTCCGCTACAGGACAGCCAATGGAAATTGGCACGGGGGTTTTAGATAAAGAAGCTACTGCTCGCAAGGCGCTAAACCAAAACATCGCTTTGCTTTCACGGTCAACAGAAAAAGAGGCGGCTGGTAACAGGGCAGAAGTAGCGAAGGAGACCGCAGTAATTACTGCGGCTCGCGGCAAGCTCATACAACTTGAGAAAGAAATTCAGCGCATGGCGGCACGCCTAGAAAACGGGGAGGAAATCAACCGTTTCAAGCTGGACAAGATGCTAGATGATGCTAACAAGCTAAGACAACAGCTTGAAACAGGCACAGCTACAGAGAAAGCTGTATTCGCCGACAGCAAGAACGCCGCGCTGGTCGAGAATCTAACTCAAGAAGCGCTAGAGCAAGACGGCATGGTCACTACAAAGACTGACCTAGACGGCTCTGAAATACCTGCCGAGGTTGTGCAGAAGGCAGAGAAGAACGCAGACGAGATAGCCCGACAAGACGGCATCAAAGCTCTGGTCGCTAAGTTTATGAACGAAAACGCACTGCCTGACTTGTCGGACGAGCAAATGGCGGCGGTTGTTAAGCAAGCTGTAGAGATGGCCAAGGCCATGAAGGCAAACAAAGTAGCGCCTGATACCACGCCAGCAGAAGTTAAGAACAACCCAGCCATTGTTGTTGTAGACTTGGGCGAGGGACGTGCTGTTGAGGTGGATGTCACTAATGACTTTACCTTTAGCAAGAACATGCTGTCAGACGACCTGACAGACATCTCCTTCTTCGGCGACAAAGTCGGCACAGTCAAAAAGACAACCCAATGGGGCTATACATACGAAGGGACAGACGGCCTAGCCATGTCTTTCTATGGTAAGGGCGAGTTCCTGAAGTTCCTTGCTGTGCGTCACAAAGACCGCATCAGAGCAAAGCAAGATGCCGAACCGTACTTCGATGAAGTACCGTCCTCTGGCTCTAGCTATACTATGCCGAACCATGAGGTGACACAGACTTACAAGGGCGCACCGCAAAAGCCAAAGATTGAGGCTGTAGACCCTGTAGACAACCCGGCCAGACCATTCGACCCTGAAAACCCACTGACTGCACGAGCCACTAGCTTCGACATCCCAGCAGGTAGATGGCCTGCGGTACAGATACTTGGCAACGGAAAGCAACGCGGCAAGGTTCGCCCCTTCAACCTGAACGACAAACAAACAGTTCAGGATGTACTTGGCAAACAGGAAGAATACGTCCTCGGCTTCGTGGACTACGGCGCTAAAGGCGTTGAGGCCATGTCTACGTTCCGCCCAATGAACGAGGCAGAACACTTCATTCCTATGGGCATGACAGAGACAGTTCGTGCCGATGAGTTCAACCCAACAAAGGCAGAGCTTTCACGCTCAAGCCCACGACAGCGCAAGGTTCGCCCCAAGAAGCTAGAAGACTTGGCGAATACGATTATCGAGGAAGCCACACCAGCCATGCGCGAGCGTGGTATCAGGACTGCGGCTGACCTGCATGATTACATCGTTGAGATGGACAACATGGATTGGAACACGCTTGGCACTGTAGAAGAGTATCAGGCGTGGGTAACGACAAGATATGAGGCGTCTGCTTTGCTTCGCCGCTATGCTCCTAATGGAGTAGAGAAACCAACGTCCAACGTGCGTTCTTCTATATCTACTCTGCACAACGTACTGGGCAACGCTTCTCCAGAAGAACTACAGTCAGTAGAAGATATACTTGTGCGTCTTGCATACAGCAACGAAGGGGTCGCGCCTACATTCCGTAGCGCAGAGAACATCAAGAATGTCAACTCTGCCTATGCGATGAATACCTCATACCAGTACAAGGAACTTCGCAATAAGATACTGATAGATGGTAATATCCTTAACGATGTTGAGGGAACAGGTGAACGTCACTTGCCGTCATCCGCCCTAGTGTTACATGAACTTGGGCATTGGATTTATGGCACGCTCCTAGACGAGGGCGACAAGCTCAAGTTCTGGGGAGCTATCGGCAAGTACATCGACGAAGACGGCGTGAACATAGACATGCTTCAGAAGCGTGCAAATATGGGCGACGCCGACGGGATTGATGTGTTCGATAACGACATGAAAAGCCCTGCTGAGTTCTTTGCAAATCAGTTTATGGCATGGGCTGTAACTAACAGGCAAGTTGGTGATGTTGGTTTATGGAGCAAGGTATCGAAGATAGCTCATGCTCTTATCAAGCGTATTCGTGGAGACGAGTTCCAGCTTGACGAAGACCTCGTGCCAATCTTCCAGCGTTATTTGCCAGAGCTAGACATAGACCCTGTAACAGGTGGCTCAAACGGCGGCATAAGCAGGTTCGCAGGTCTGCAAGAAGTTGCACAGAAGATTGCGAGAAACCCAGAGCGAGCCTCGTACATAGCTGAACGTCTGGAAACGCTAGACAACCAGCGTGTAGAACTTATCTCTGCGTTGCGTCACATCAACGCCAACCCTAACGACACCATCGAACTAGGTAAGGTTCTGGAAAAGACACACAAGAGCCTATACAGGTTCTACGGCGGCAAGGCTGGCGACAGAACGCACAAAGACGGCACTACAAGAGACACCATCCTTGATGGCTCATCTGCTAGAAACGCAATCTACAAGGCTCAGAAGAACGCCAAGGAGTTCTTAGATACACTTCGCGCAGGCAAAGATAAGAATGATGCACGCCTTACAGAAATCATGCAGTCTCAGGAAGGCGACTTCCAGACAGAAGGTGTGGATGCGGCTACCATGCGTATCTTGCAGGCTGGTGACTACTCAGATGTAGAGGCCGCACAGGCTCTACACATGCGTAAACTGGCTAACGAAATGGTATTTGCTATCAACCAAGGCATCAGAAAGTACCGCACAGAGTTTTCTAATAGCCTGCCAAAGACAGCTAGACACGAAAGCGTGGTATTGAACGACGACGGTAGCGCATATCTAGGACAGCCAAGCGAAAAGTCACTCCGCTTTATGAAGCAGTATAACCAAGCCCAGCGCGAACAGGCCAACAAAAGCGCTAGGGCTTTGCTTGAAGCTATCAATAAGCGCAAGGCCAGCATCTACACAGACGCGATGGAATCAGGCGACCCAGAATTAGGTATGTCTCCCAAGTCCATGTCCGATGATGCGCTGTCTAACAAGCTACTGGCTACAAAGGAAGAGACAGTACAGCATGTGAACCTTGTGAACGAGCGTATTAACAAGGCGAACACTGAGCCTGCACAGGTAGACCTTAACGACTTAAATACTGAAGAGCATCAAGCGGTTCAGCGTCTAACAGAAATGAGCGACAATGAATTGCGTTCCATGTACCGCAAATCAGTTCAGGAAAACTCACCGAAGTTTGTGCAGATAATCACGCAAATCCTCAAGTCTCGCGGCCATGACAATCCAAAGTTAATTGAAAGCTCTCGTGCCGCAAAACTTGTAAACGACATCGTCGAAAAAAGCGCAGGCGATAGCGACGGCATTGGCATCTATCCACATATCTCAGAAACTCTTAAAGAGCAGGTAGAGGCCGTGACGCACAGAGACAAGCGCAAGATGGTTGTAGCCAGAGAGTTGATGCAGAGAATGGCGACTTTGACTGGTGAGGATGTCGGCGAAAACGTAGGCGTCACACAGTATGGCGCTATGGTTATGCAAGGACACCCGGCAGATGACTTTGATGACGTTGTCGCCCTGAACCTAGACGACGAGCTTTATCAAGGTCTACGCGACAATATGCGTACCCTTGCCAACCTCGCCGCAAAGGATGCTCCAGAACTAATCGGCCGTTTGGCTAGGTTTAGCTACCATTTGCAAACCCCGTCAGAGAGAAGGCTGTTAGTAGACGCTATGATTCAAGACGGCAAACAGCCAAGAAACAGCGAAGATGTCCTCAAGGAACTAGACAGGTTAATCGAGTTTCATATTAGAGGCAGTGTGCCATTTGAAGACATGCTTGGTCTGCCAGAATGGCAAGGCACGCCAACCCTTACCAAGATGCTACACAACATCTTGGATGATGTGGCGGTATTGTCTAATGGTTTGATTGACGACCCGATACACAAGAACATGTACCAGTTTGCCGCTTACGGAGATGTGTTTGCGTCACAGCGGTCTAAGTCACCAATGGTCGATGCGGCTCACTCCATAAGAGACGATGTCGTTCACCCTGTAGTAGCTGTTAAATACGGCAGGGAACTGGCTGATAACATGCCGCTGGCACAGGAAATGGCTATCAGGACATGGGGCGGCATCCGCATGGAAGAGCCTCTGTCTAAGCGCATTATGTATAACGTGTCACCTGAAGGTCAGGTTAGGGGTGTCACACCTTCATTCGGTGAGTACGGAACTGGTGTCTACATCACTAAAGGTAGCCAGCTTAATAATTCATACGACCCGGAAATCTTCGTCAACCGCTTAATTAACAGAGCAAAACAACTAGGCGTCAACGGCGAGGATATGCGTAGCGTTAAAGCGGCGGCTCAACATATAGCGTCTCTCCGCACAGACATAGAGCGCATGATGAACGCAAGAAACCCCGACCACCGTGGCATACGGGTGCGTCTACGCCAAGAAGCTAATATGTGGAACCTGTTACAGAACATAAATAAGTCGTTCTATGACCAGAAGGTTGCGCCCGTATTCACACGGTCTCGTGCCACACTCAGCTTCAACAGCAAGTCTAAATATACAATAGCTGGTGAGCAGAAAAACAACATCGCTTATCTGATACAAGATATGGCGAACACAGGCATGATTAACGATAAAGGCGTCAATGCTCTGCTTAATGTTTTTCAGGGCGAGTTCAATGGCAGACAGCTATATGCGGCTCTGACAAACGACGAGTTCGGCGTGTTGCACCTGCATGGAAACTCGATTGATGGCAACGACGCCAAGAACAAACTCAATCTGTATCTGCAAAAGTCAGGCATGGACGCTATCGAGACAGACGAAGGGTATGTGTTCTTCGACCCAGACAACGTCAAGCACGCTGTCCGTGGCTACAACCAGTCTGATGCCCCTCAAATGAGAACAGAACAGATGGGAGGAGACCTGAAGGTCGCTGGCGCGGTTGCAGAAGAGATGTTCTACACAGGCGCTAAGTATCCTCCAACGTCTACACCTACCCTAGCCACTGGACTACAGCACGCAGGCGTGCCTGCTGGCGTTATGAAGCCGCTAAAGAAGATGCTGAAGCAACAGCCAATAGCAGAGAGCGACGTGCAGAAGGTGGGTAAAATTTCTACAATCCTTAACCTGTTTAAGGAAAACTCCGCACGCTTCAGGTCATACGGAGCCAACTGGTTTGGGAACACAATCAAACCAGAGAAGGGTGTGGGCTTCTACGAGAAGCATGACGTTGAGATGTCTCGCATCTTGTCAAAAACTTTCCAAGCTCTCGATGAGCTAGACGACGCTGGCAACAAGTTCGAGCGCTGGAATAAGCGCAACAAAGGCCTGCTGTTTATGGAAGTCGGGCAACCCAAGAGCCACGAGCGCATTGTTCGTGCGCTTCGTATGGGCAGAGGTGAAGTGGACAGGTTGAAACCAAAAGAAAAAGCTATCGCTCTGAAAGTCGCTAGTCTGTTTGCAGATGAGCTAGACAACCTGCGTGCGCTAGATATCCCAGTTGGTGATGTTCGCTCAAGAGGCACAGGCTTCTACGTTCCACAAGTGTGGGACGGCGAAGCAATCTTGGCAAACCCTAACGCTTTTGAAATGGCTATGACTAACTTCCTGATTAGGGAGCAAAACTCGCTTGACTTCCCAGCCAAGCATCGTCTTACACGAGCGCAAATCAACGCCAAAGTAAAGATGCTGGCAAAGCGTTTGACAGACCAAGAAGGTGTAATGGATACGGTAGACGCTATCAAATACTCCGTACCTGATGCCTTCCAGAAACGTGTCATTAACCTCCAGCCTGAAGATGTGCCGGAGATGATGCCGTTCTTGGTCAACAACCTACAGGGTTTGATGGCTAAATACTTCGACAGAACAGTTCGCAAGAGACTGCTGACTGAGAAGTTTGGCCTCAACGGTCATGGCGTAGACGAGTACAAGGCAGTTGCACGCCTAGGCGCAGAGAGCGCAGTAGACATTATGATGTCCGGCAAGCACATGACCACACACAACGACACACTTGGCGTGAAGGTAGAGATAGAGGAATACCCATACATCCACCCACTCAAAGGCAACAGACAAGAGATAGAAAGCGTGCTTCGGTCAGTTCAGGATGAGCTTAATGTTCCTGACGAGAACAAGCACGCCGCTATCCAGCGAGCCAAGAACATTCTGCTCAATGCACAAGAGGCACAGTTCAGAACACAAGCTGGCTACATCCGCAGGGTAGACGCAGTTGTCAACGCTCTTGCTGATTTCCCAGCAGGCGGCATGAGTACCACAGCCATGCAACGCATGGACGAGATGATGAATGTCCTGAACCGCAAGCCAATAGACGGCTCAAGTGGCAACGAGACGAAACATAAAGTGGTACGCAACATGAAGTCATTTAATTCTGTGACACTGCTTGCGTTCACAACCCTGACATCTGTTCCTGACTTGGCGTTGCCGCTGATTAGAAGCGGAAACATGAGAGCGTTTGGCAAGGCGTGGATTAAATACATGAGCGACCCCGTCTACAGGCAGGCCGCTAAGAACATCGGCACAGGCATCGAGAATATGTTGCATGACCGCATGGTTCACATGGCTGGTGGCGGTTCACAAAAATTCACAAACTCGTTCTTCAACGCCACATTCCTCACAACATGGACAAACTTCAACAGAGAGATGGCGTCTATGGTGGGCATGGAGGCGTTCAAGTCTGAGATAGCTCGTGCAAGAAAAGCGTACATGTCAGGCAACAGAGACGGGTACACCTATAAGAAAGCCAAGCGTTTCTTGGAAAGGTATGGTCTCACTGGTCAAAATGCAGAGCATGACTTTCTGTCTAACAGTTCATTTATGATAGACGAGATACCTGCAAACCGTGAAGACGTACAGATGCAGGTTCGTGCGGCGGCACTCCGCTTCACTAACGAAGCCATCTTTACCCCGAACCCCAACGATGTGCCTATGTGGGCGCAGACACCTTGGGGTAGCCTCATGTTCCAGCTTAAATCGTTCCCTCTAATGATGGCACGTTTGAGTAGACATGTAGTGAGTGAGGCGTTTGTTCACGGCAACCCACTACCACTCATGTATATGGCGACTGCTGGCGTTGGCGCTGGTGCTATTTCACTAGGTATGAAGGACATCGTACAGCAGAGGGGTGGTGATGATGAGAGAAGCGCAGAGTTCCGCAAGAGAAGCCTGACAAACTCATCAGAAGCACTGGCTAGAGCCTTCAATGTTCGCGAGGGTAGTGATGTAGACAAGTACGCAGGCTGGTACATAGAGAGCCTGATGGCTATGGGTGGCCTCGGTCTATTCGCTGAGTTCTTCTATAACGCCGCCAGCCAAGCTGACAACGGTGCATACGGTAAAATGAGAGTTGCTAGTGCGGTAGCTGGACCATCATTTAGCGCAGTGTTTGATAGCGGTCTAACGATGGCCGCAGGTGCGAGTGACTTTATCACAGGCGAAGAGAAGACTGGCAACAAGCGTGCGGCACTGAGAGAGATGGCTAGACGTGTACCTGTAGCTGGCGGAATAAGTGACTTCCGAGAAGGCGCGGCAGATTTAGGCGGCGAACCGGGTAAGCCGGGACGAAAGGGCGGCTTCGGGTCTAGCCCCTTCGGTAAAGGTAAGTTTGGTGAAAGTCCGTTCAAGTGAGCGACATACTATTAAGGCACAAAGTCGGTCCACGAATAATGATGATGGTTATGACAGCCATGTATATCCGCGTGATTGAATGGGGAATTTCACTCGATGACATCAGCACCCAGCAGGCCTCAATGATAAGCGTTGTCAGCGGTAGCATGACAGGCGCTTTCGCAGTCTGGCTCGGAAGTGAACGGAAATGAAAGGTAAATAATGTTTGCAGTTCTCGGAAAAATCCTTGGTTCAGACAAGGTGATTAGCAAAGGCCTCGACCTCATAGACAGTTTCCATACGTCCACAGAGGAAGAGGTTGCCGCTAAGTCGAAGGCAAAGACAGACTTACTACAGGCTTACCAGCCGTTTAAGTTAGCCCAGCGCTACCTCGCGCTGATGTTTGGCCTCACATATCTATCAGTGTTTGTCATCGTCATGGCTATGACGCTGGCAGGCAAGGGTGACATAGACAGCGTTAAGGCTGTGATGGGCGATTTCTACATAGGTGAAATCATGTTTGCGATAATCGCTTTCTACTTCGGAGGAGGAGCCTTCGAGGGGATTATGGAAAAGAGAAAGGGCAAGTAATGTTTAAGTTATCTCAGCGCAGTGTTGCTAATTTGGGTGGTGTAGACGAGAGACTAACCGAAGTCGTTGTCCGTGCTATCGAGCTAACCAAGGTAGATTTTGGAGTGACCTGCGGTCTACGTTCATGGGAAGAGCAAGAGCGTTTGGTCGCGGCAGGGAAATCCCAAACCATGAACTCCAAGCACCTAGACGGAAAAGCCGTGGACTTGGTTGCTTACTGTGATGGTCAAATATCATGGGAGATAAATCTATACGATGATGTGGCGGAAGCCATGCGTACTGCGGCTCACGAGCTTGATGTAGACAACCTACGGTGGGGCGCGGCTTGGCATATTGACGATATATGCGAGTACATGGGGACGATGGAGACAGCCAATTTGGAGTATATTGATTTAAGAAGGTCGCAGAATAGACGCCCGTTTATTGACGCACCTCACTTCGAGTTGGGAGATTAGTAATGGCTGTTGTTCTGGGGACACGAACTGCTGGCAACGTGAGCAAGGCAGAGAGGCCAACCCGGTACGCAAGAGGCGGTCTTAAAGACCGCATGATAACCAAGCCATGCCCGTGCATACTTAATAAAGGAGCAAACCGTGGGAAAAGTAGAAGAGCTACTTGAATACGTCTGGAAAAATGACGGCAAGAAAAAGGGCAACAACAAGTCCACGTCTACACCAGTCAAAAAGAAACCGAGCAAGAAGGATGATAGCATCCTCAAACAGATTAACTGGGGTAAGTAGAACGCTTGCTATGAAAAAGAAAACGTCAAGTAAAAGGATTTCGTGCAAAAAGACAAAGAAAAAGTAGGAAAAAATGGAACCAATATCAGTGGCCTTGAGCGCGGTAGCCGCGATAAAGACTGGTGTTCAAATGGGAAAGGACATTAGCCAACTTGGCCGAGAAGTGGGGAAGCTGTGGGGCGCTCTTGACGAAGTCAAGGATGCTCACAACAAGAAGAAGAGCAAGTCATTTGGCTCTGCCAACGAGGAAGCACTATCCACATTCATAGACAAGAAGCGTGCAGAGGATTTAGAAAATCAGTTGCGCGACGTTGTTATCTCTACTCGCGGCTTCAATGGCTGGCAAGAGTTGTTAAAGATACGCGGTCAGGTACGCAAGCAACGACAAGAAGAGCGTGCCAGAATACAGCGTAGAAACAAAATGATTTTAGAGATTATCATAGGGAGCGTACTTCTGTTCATCGGCGTCTGGGGACTTGTCATCTTCTGTATGTTCCTCATCGCTAGACACAACGGCGGTAGCGCATGATGCCGTCTCACCTGAACAGCACTCATCGACATACATCTTACACACACCACACTGAACATGACCATGCACCTCTACCTTCATAGAGCTATGACATCTAGGGCATAGCCCACTGTCTATTGCTCTTTGCATAGAGCCGTCCCCTTGACTTATCATACCGACCATCCGTTCTGCGACACTTTAGGCAGTTTGTTGTTCTGCCCTACAAGCGTGTCTAGCATCTCGTTAAAGTGTCGGTTTTTCTGGTTAATTAAAGTTACATCAGGATTTGACGGCAGGCTCTCACTGGGGTGGCTGTCTGCGGTTCCTGAAGTTGGGGTCGTAATCAGACATACTAACCCCCTCAAGCGCTTCACTCTCGCCACTTCGTTGTCGAAGCGACAGTCGTCTACTACGACTGATTTGCTTTTCTTTAGCAGAGATTGTACCTCTTGTTCCCAGAGGTTTCCCCACAGATTTTCGCTTATGCAGGTTCGACCCCATTCCGTTCCCAAACTTTGCATCGCCCATCTTGGCGTTCTCCCATCTAGCAATTCGCAGGGCAAATCTTTTAAGTCACCCTCTATGTGTTCATCAGTAAGCCCCATCGTCCGAAGCATATCCTTCAAGACGCCAGCAAACTTTACCCTAGTATAACCGAAATTTTGCACCAAGTAGTCCGCCGCATAGGTTTTGCCAGACCCCATCAATCCACAAAATGCTACTAATCTCATTCTTCAAGTAACCTTATCTTAATTTCAGCTATGTTGTTTCGGACGTATTTGAGTTTATCCATAGCCTTACGTCTATCGTCAGCCATGTTGTCGCGCTCATAGCTGTCTGAATAGTTGACCATTTGCCATTCTATATCTCTCACACGAGACGAAATACTTTCTGCCTCGTGTTCTAATTCAATAAGCCTCCGCTTCAATCCCAACCGCTTATCTTCCAACTTCAACTCCTGTCTATGGGCTTATATAAAGTCCAGTCAGAACAAGCCTGCCCGTCACAAACTTCGCACTTCCATGTGCCATCCTCTGTAGCGTAGGAATTTCCACATGTTCTTACAGTCATCTCTTCTGGCATAGCGCCACCCCAGCAAGCGTCTCGTTTGAAGCAACCACGACAACGCCAATCTGTTTCGTCAACAGAAATTTTCTCAGCTTTATTTGAAATAACTCTTTCGACTTTGGCTGTTAGAAAGGCGTATCTGAAATCGTCGAAGTCTACAAACTCGTGGTGATAAAGGCTGTTGTTCTTATTGTAAGCAACCAACACAAACCGTTGGATGCCAGACAGACCCATCATAAATTGCATCTGGTCGTAATACTGAGGGTGGCTAGACTTGACACCTTTCTTCACAAACTCTTTGTGCTTGGCATCGTTCATGGATTTGATTTCCAAGCCGACTGTCTTGCCGTCTATCTCAAGCAACCCGTCAGCATTACCCATGACCAAGCCGCCGTAACCCTCGAACCTCCACTGCTTGCCAGACATAGGGTCTGTTTCCATAACATGCAGTCCAGCTTCGCGCATATCCTTAACCACAGAGTATTCAATCCTGTGGCCGTCTCGGAATATCCGTGCCAGCTTTGGGTCTGGTGGTGTGTCTGGGTATCCGCGAAATGCGAAGGCGATAGCCGCATCACAGGCTTGGCCTATGCCAGACGCACCTATATATGCTCGTGGTTTGTCTTGCTTTCTCTTGGAGAAGGCCGCATCAATTAGCGCAGTGATGTCAGTCATGTTTATTCCAGATAAAAAAAGAGGGGCGCTCTTCCGAAACGCCCCTCTAGGTTACGCCTAAAAAGGGATATCGTCGTCCATGTCTGTTGACGTAGACGATGTAGCCTCGTTAGGCGTGGCTGAAGCGGTAGGGGAGGAAGCTGTGCTACCTACTTCAGCAGGGTCGAAATAGCCTTTGACAGCCGAGCCAGTTCTTTCTTCACCGTCCTTCATGTAAGTGTCGGAGACCACTCTTACACCGACAGTAAGTCCAGCGAGGCTAGAGACAGGCGCATCATTGGCAAAAGGGTGGTTTGGATTTGCGTGACCAGCATAGGTAAGCATGGTCTTCAATTCCTCACGACCAATCCGCGTGGCCTTTTCAGAACTAGGCACATGGACGTTAATCCAATTACGGATATTGCCACTGCCATCGACTGCATCGAACTCCAATGCAATCATCTTGCCGCCACTCCGGCTGTCTTGTGGGGTGGCGGATTTAATTTTACAAACATGCCTGCCGGGTTTCAGCACGCTACTTGTAGACACCTCGTAATTAGAGAGGTTTAGCTGGTCAAATGAAAATGACATCTTTTAGTCTCCTGATTGTGATTTGCGCCAGTTCTCGTAGTCCTCGTCAGACATATCCATACGCTTGAATAGGTCTACGATGTTCCCCGTTTTCTCTACTGGTGCGAGACGGCGCTTTTCGTCTCGAACCTTTCCTTTCCAACCGCGAACTTCCTCGGTTGCAAGAAACCTCACAACCTTCTGGCCGTCCTGTTGATTGCCAGATGTTCTGCGAATACCACAGAACACGCAGTCAAAAATTCCGGGAAGCTGTTGCATGGAAGCCTTGCCATCTATCATTGGCCAGTATTCCACATTACCGTTATCGTCCTGACTTTCCTTTGCCAGCGCGGTAACGAGATAGTGCATAGGCATATCTCGGATGGCCTTACATGCGCCTATAAGTTGCGACGCATGGCTAGACCAACTCTCAAAATTATTGACAGGCTTGCCTTTTTTCTTAGCCTCTTCCTCTGCCAGCTTTTCAGCGTGCTTTAGGGAGTGGTTAGAAAGCTCGGTGAGGCTGTCTATGCCTACCCATTTATAGTTTCGATTAGCGAACTCATCTGACTTCATCCACTTAAAGATATCTACGAATGAGTAGCTACCCTTGTCGGGGTCAGTCTTACCGCCCCAGCTTGTGAATGGCAGGTAATCAATACCAGCAGACCTGATACTGGACAGGCCGCTTTCACCGCTAATGATAAACCCGTCACCATAATACTCTTGATAGTAGGCGAACTGTGTGGTCTTGCCCCAGCCGTGGTGGCCGTATAGCAAGCACTTCCGATAAGAAGTGGTGTGGTCTTTCGTAGACAATGGCTTAAACATCCTAGTCCTCCAGCACTTCGACCAAAGCAGGTCCGGGTTTCCGTGTGAGTGCAGGGAGAAGCTCACGTTTTTGTGTGTCGTCAAGCCCCTGAAATTTCCGCTTGTCTACCGAAAATCTTTTTTTGACGTGGGCTGGTAGCTCTTGTGCGCCATCGAAGATGCTGTCTAGTAAGTCAGCGTCCCATGTCCAGCGCTCTGCACGCTTGACTATGACTGTGAGCTTATTGCCAACTCTCATTTCTTGCTGGCCTGCCTCTTCTGGGAACTCAGAAAGTATCTCATCTTTAAGAACGTCCATCCGTGCGGATAGCTTCTCAACTTTGAGAGACAACTCTTTGTATTCCTTACAGGCTTCAACAATGGCTTCAGAAGCAGTCGAAGACATATTGCCTGTGTTCCAAGAACTCATATCGGTCTCCTTAACATTAAGTTACAGGCAGAAAGTACAACTCAAAGAAGGCTGTGACAAGTCTGTGACATCCAAATGTGTGTCACTAATAAGACAGGATATGTTGCAGATGTGTAACACTCTGCGTAAAAGTCAGAATGAAAGGAGAGTTTCGATGCTTAAATTCAATGCCGTCAGGCTCGTCGAAGACTGTGGTGGGGTCAGAGAATTTGCCGCCAGCATGGGGAAAACAAGAACTGCCCCATACCGAATGATGAGGACAGGCTACACAGGTACTAACACCTTGGCTCTAGTCCTCGAAAAATACCCACACTTGAACATTAACGATTACTTTGAGGACACACATGACAACCAACAAACAGGAACTTGATAGCTGGTTT